TATCAAGACAGAAGTATCTAGAATAACACCGCTTCTTAAGCCTACAGCTGTGAATATGGGTAAATTCGCGCAGAATCTTGAAAAAAATAAATATGAAGGTAATGATTTAGGAGCATTCCAATTAGGTTTAAAGAACTTAGAATATAGAATAATGGCTGACAACCCTAATATATTCAAAAGTCGATTCAGTGATTCGCAATGGGCTGTTATAGAAAAAACCTATAGCTCACGGGCATATAACGATGGTATTAACTTTAACTATCAATCACGTAGTGGTTTTACAGGCATACCTCATAGACTTCCTCCTTCGATAGTCCAGACAGCAGTAAAGAATCAAACCTTTAATACAGATATAAGGGACCGTATATTGAATAATGATAATCCAATAGACAAGAAAGGTGGAATACTAGCACCATTTGACGCACAAGATTCAGCCGGATTTGAATTATATAGTACAAGTAATGAAGGTGAAGTATCGTTTTCTCAAGCTATACAAACACTAGCAAGACTAGACGATAGAAATCGTAGTCTAGTAGATATCTACTGGTTACAGCAAGATAAGATTGGTCAAACAAGGACAGACTTTAAAACTCTATATCCGATTACTTGGGAAGAACATAAACTCCATAAGCAGCAAAATAAACAAACCCATGACTTAATAAAACAAGGTGGTGAAGCCACATCCCGTGCTAACGATCTGATGGCAAATCAAGAAGACTTACCTATTAGTTATAGAATTAATAATGATAAGTTTGCTTCAACATTTGAAGGACCAATACCTGAGATACATTTTAATTCAGATTTAATCTATGGTGCTGAATTACAAAGTACGAGTTATGCTGAATTTTTAAAAAACCCTAAAGATCAACTTAAAGCAAGTAGATGGTTAAGTCAGAAGTATTTAGCATTAGCCTCTGTAAAATCAAACAATCCAACTGTTATAATACGTATGGCAGCAACTGCTATAAAGTTTGGTGGGGATAATATGGGTAAGTGGAATAATATAGAAGATATAAGTGATGGTAAAGGTGGTTTTTGGAAAGAAGGTGATGATCCTAATATGGATTTATACTCAATGGGTATTTATAATTCATATAGAGCTGGTAATAAAATCACTTCAGAAATGTTTACACCTGAAGCTGTACGGGTTGGGACAAAAATAAGTGAAAATGAAAGAGTAGAATTTCTTGCAAAACTACGTACCGGTAATATCCCTTATGTACCTTCCGCTGATGTACTACCTGTTCTTGAAAGACAAGAAAATATAAAGACAGCACTTGAAGCAGCAAGAGATGAAGCATATATAGCAGTACCTTTAGCTAGAAATTTATTAGGAGATACAGTTGTGGATGGACTTTTAGCTGCTAATAGAGGTAATTATCGTGGATTTCAAGAAGCTTTATGGAAACTATTTAATGAACAAGAATGGACGAACTAAATGAAATGTCAGCTGAAGAAGCTGCATACAGAGGTAGTACGCCTATCCTTACAGATCAATATCAACAAGGAGAGGTTGAAGAAGTGGAAGAGGACCAAGGTTTTCTTCCTGATAATCCTATAGAATTAATTAAAGAAGCTGGTAAAGCTGCCCTTGGTGGTACTGCTGATGCTGTAGAAAGTGTTGGTTCATTCGCTGAATTAGCTGGAGATACCTTTAAAACAGGTGTTAACCGTCTATATGGATCTGGCACACGAGATAGTCAAAACCCTTTTAGTGAGGGTTATGTTGCTCGTGATGCTGGATGGTTAGATATACCAGACCAGCTTATCCCTGAAAATAATTCAGGGTTAGGTAGATTAACTAGAGGTCTTGTTGAATTCGGTGTGCTAACAGCAGCTACGGGTGGTGTTGGTGGATACACAGGAGCAGCTGCAAAGACTAGTAC